CCCACCGGATCGCGGCCCGGTCGAGCAGCTCGTCGCGGCCGATCGGGCGGCCGGTCGGGCGTTTCGTGAACGGGTCGAGGGCGCCCTCCTCGGCGACGGCGTCGAGGGTGCGGGCCTGCCGGACGATCCGCTGCCAGGCGCCGAGCGCCTCCTGTCGCATCGTCGGGGCGGCGAGGTTCGTCTCCCACACGAACTCGTCGGCGACGGTGTCGAGGACGAGGAGCCACGCCTGCCGCATTCCCTCGGCGGAGGAGCAGCGGCGGGACCGGTCGGTCGTGATGTACGCGCGCCCGTCGCGCCCCCGGTACCCGGCGATCATGCCGAACTCGTCGTCCCCGCCGGCGGACGGGTCGAGGGCGACCGCGCGGAGGATCGAGGCGCCCACGTAGTCCGCCGGCCGGCGGTTGCGGACGATGTGGACCTCGGCGAACACGGCGCCCTCCGGCGGCGTCGGGTGCTGCTGGTACAGGGAACCCCACGCGGTCTCGCCGACCTCCAGGCGGCGGAGCTGCCAATCCTCCGGGGTGCGCCCTCGGGCGGACTCCAGCCACGCGCCCGGGTCGCGCCCGAGGGCGTCCGGGAGCCATCCGGCGGCGAGGTTCCCCTCGTCGTCGAGGCGGGGCGCCTCCGCTTGCGCGGGGATCGACACGAACTCCCACCGGCGGAGGTCCTCGGGGAGGGCGCGCTCCTGCCCAAGGACGTACCCGTACAGGTCGTCCGGGTGCCAACGGGTTTGCGTGAGGATCACGAGGGCGGCCGACGGGAGGCGGGGGACGGCGACGTTTTGCCACCACGCGAGGACCTTCGCCCGGTGCTCGGGGGAGTCCGCCTGCTCGCGGTCCTTGTACGGGTCGTCGACGAATAGGGCGTCGAGCGGCTTACCGGTCCACCCGCCCCGCATCCCGTAGGCGATGAGCCCGCCCGTGTGCCCGGCGATCGAGAACCGGGAGACGCTCGTCGAGTCGCCCCGGAGCGCGATCCCGAGGAGGTCCTCGGACAGGGGGCGCGGGTTGAGCACGGTCCCCGAGCCGTAGGCGGAGACGAAGTTCCGGACCTCCCGGGAGAACGTCGTCGCCACATCCGCCTCAAACGACGCGATCCCGATACGGAGGTTCGGGTTCCGGACGAGGAGCCATAGGGGCGTGGCAATCGTCAGGCGACGACTCTTGCCCTCCTGCGGCGGGGCGGCGACCGCGAGGCGGGCGGACTCCCCGCGTTCCATGCGCTCGACGGCGCGGAGGACCGCCTCGTCGATCAGGCGGAGGGCGGGTGTCTCGATCGTCGCGAGCGGGTCGATCGCGTGCGCGAGCGCCCCGGGCGTCGGGTAGCGGGTGCGCCGGCGTCGGCGTGCCAGCTCGCGGGCGACGCGTTCGGCGACGGCGACGCGCTCGTGCGCGGGAAGGTCGCGGGTCGCGGCCTCCAGGGCGAGCCGGAGCCGGACGGCGTCGACGGTCGGGGCGGTCACTCGACGGTCGCCCCCGCGACGATCAGGGCGATTGCGGCGGCGGCGTACGCGTCGGCGGAGGTCATGTACCCGCCGGCCCGGTCGAGGGCGTACAGCGCGAGGGCGAGGAGGAGGAGGGCGATCACGCCCGCGACGACCGGCCGGACCCATGCCCGCCGGCGGTTCCCCCTCCGCACCCTCCGCACAGTACCGGGGGAGTTACCTACCGGCTCGGCGGCGCCACTCCGCGCGAGGGTCACGGACGCGCTGCCGGCGAGGGTCGTCGGGCGGGAGCATCCGGACCTCGCGCGGCGAGTACGTGCGGGCGGCGAGCCAGCAGCCGAGGCAGGTCGTCGGCGTGATCGTCCAGCAACCACACCCGCCGAGGCACGGGTACCGCCCGAGGGGACCCTGCTCGGGCTCGCCGTACGGGCAATCACTCGCCACGGGCGCCCGCCTCTTCGGCGCGGACGTGTCGGGCGTGATCGGCGCCGGCCCACCGGGCGGAGGAGGGGCCGGTCGCGAACCCTTCCCACCGGCCGCACGCGCACGCCCACGCGACGCCCGACGGGTACTCCGTCCGGGTGATTGCGTGCGGGTCGAGCTGCTCGACAACCTCGGCGCCGAGGACCTCGACGACCTCGGCGGCGGAGGGCGGGACGAGGTGCGAGGTCCGCCGGATCGCCCCGGCGAGGTCTCCCTCGGACGCGGCGCGGAGAGCGGCGTCGGGAGCGGCGAGGATGCCGAGGCGGTCCGCTGCCCGAAGGTGCGCGACGAGGTCATCCGGATCGACGCGGGCCGGCTCCAGCTCGGCGCGGCGGCGGGCGTCGCCGTCCGGGTCGGTGCCGAACCCGGCGTCACTCCAGCGGTTCACGATGCCTCCTCGTACCGGCCGGGGCAGTCCCCGCACGGGAGTCGGTTCCGATGCGCCCTCCAGTTGTGCCCGACCGCCGGCGGCCGGCTCCAAGACAGGCACTCGTCGAGGTTCACGTCCGGTCCGAACGCGAGGAACGTACCGTCGGCGGAGTCGCATCCGAGGTCACGGAAGTACGCGAACCGCTTACGCGAGTTGACCCGGCCGGCGTGGACACCCTTCCCGTGCGAGCGGGCGAGGTTGACAAGCTCAGCGACATGCTCGCCGAGCTTGTATGCGTCGTCGCCTCCGAGGAACAGCACGTCGAACTCGTCCCACGGGAGCCCGGTGTCCTCGGTTCCGTTCTGTGCGACGAACGCGGCCGGGTACCCGAGATTCCGGATCAGCGGGAGGAACGGGAGGGACCGGGCGAGGGTCCTCCAGGCGTCGCCGACCACGTCCGGCGCGGTGACGAACAGGCAGCGGTCGGCGTCGGCGCGGCGGGAGGCGAGCCACCGAAGCCATGCCTCGTCGCCCGGATATCCCTTCCCGAACACGCCGTTATCGGCGGCCCACCACGCGCCCGGCGGGACGACGTTTCCCTGTGCGGGCGTTGTCATGCACGCGAGGAGCCCTGCGCGCATCGCGTGGCGGACTCGGGGTGTCGACGGGTTCGCAACGTAGATCACTGCTCGACGCGGACGGCGAGACCGGCGGTCCTCCAGGTCGTCGCGACGGACACGCCCTCGATCCCGTCGAGAGCCTCCAGGTCGCGGCAGACCTGCTCAGTCAGCTCCTCGTGACTGATCTTCTGCCCCTCCCACGAGGCGAGGTAAGCAGCGAGGGCGTGCAGCTCGACGGTCGCCTCCGCGCACACCCACGAGACCTCGACGGTCCCGGCGTCGACCTCCTCGACGTGCGGACAGCGGTGGACGAGCGGGCCGGTCACGGTGACGCGGGTCCGGGTCTCGTCGGGGACGATGCGGAGCAGCTCGGTACGGGCGGTCACGCGGTCACGGTCCGGGGGCGGGCGAGGCGAACGACGGCGATCAGGAGCAGCGCGGCGACGGTCACGTATCCGGCTTTCACGAGGACCTGTCCGCCGAACGCGGCGGCGGTAACGGGCAGCCCGGCGAGAGGCAGGAACACGGCGGTATCGACGAGCGCCCCGACGGCGTTCGACGCGGCGACCGCCCCGCCGATCGTGCGACGGCGAAGCCCACGCCACACGGCGAGGTCTGCCAACTCGGACAGGGCGAACGCGGCGGCGGAGGCGACGGCGAGGACGGGGGATGCGAGGACGGCGGACAGGGCGACGCCGGCGAGGATCGTCGGCAGGACCCATCGGAGCCCGCCGGCCCGGTCGAGGGCATCGCGGACGGCAAGGGCGAGCCCGGCGGCGAACGTGCCGGCGGAGACGATCAGACCGAACCCGGCGTCGACGAACCCGAGGCGGGCGGTCGCGACGTTCGCGGCGACGACGCACGCGACGAGGGCGAGGGACAGGGCGGGGGCGTAGAGGCGCGGGATCACCCGGCGATACTAACCGGGGGGAAACCTAGAGGTGTGTCCCACCGCGAGCCCGCGCGGCGAGCCCGTGTAACCACTGCTCGACCTCGTCGAGGGCGACGACGCGGATCACGGACCCGTCGGGCAGGGGCAGCTCGGCGGAGTCCAGCTCGTCGCCCGCGAGGTCGGCGAGCCGGTCGAGCAGCTCCGCCTCCGGACGTGAGACCGCCCGGGGCTCCGTGACGGAACTCCGGGCGGTCTCCTCGTCGGGCACAGGGCGGAGGCTACCGGGGGACCTCATCGTCGGCTGGGTCGTCGAGCGCCTGGAGGGCGCGGCGACTGCCGAGCGCGGCGAGCGCGGAGCCGGCAGCGACGACGACGGCGACGCCCGCCAGCCCGAGGGCGAGCAGCTCCAGCGCGGAGGCGCCGGAGGCGACGGCGACCGTCGTCGCGGCGGTCAGCACAGAATCACCTCCTCGCGCGGCCAGGGGACGCGGGGCTGCTGCCCGCGCCCGTCCCACGGCATCGCCCACCGGTCGCGGACGAGGACCTCGGCGAGGTCGACGGGTCCGTTCCCGAGGTCGACGACGACGGTCGCGAGGACCCGGCCGCCGTACTTGTCGTCGTCCACGTCGACGAGGACGAGGGGTGTTCCGGTCGGCACGAGGCGCCCGAGGTGCTCGGCGGTCTCAGCCCCGCCGGGCTCGTCGAGTTCCCGGGTCGCGGCGCCGCGTACGCGTACCTTCCGGCGGGCGTACTCGCCCCGCCCGAGGTCGACCCACACGTTGACGGTGTCGCCGTCGTGCCAGCCCTCGACGGTCCCGTTCTCGTACCGGGGGGCGGGCACGGGCGGGAGGACGGCGGTCACGCGGCGATCCGCTCGGGCGTCTCGCCGACGATGACGGTCTCGACGCGGCGCCGGGCGAACCGGCAGGCGAGCCGGTTCGTGGCGGCGTCGACGACGAGGGCGAGCCCGTTCACGGCGGCGACGGGCACGAGCAGCGGGGCGACGAGCAGCATCGCGAGGAGCACGCGGCCGGCGTCGTCGCGCCACCCGTCGCGGCGGGCCGGGTTCCCGAGGGCGCCGAGGCGGACGCCGAGCCAGTAGCCGAGGTTCCGAAGCGGGTGTTCCGGGTCGAGCTGCCGGAGCCCGTCGAGGAACTCGCGGTCCGCTTCGACGGAGGTCAGCTCGGGGAGCAGCTCGTCGGGGCGCCCGTCCTCGTGCCAGGCGTTCAGGTCGTCGCATCGCCGGTCGTGCCGGATCGCGGCGGGCGTGATCTTCCCGGAGGTCGGGAGGAGCACGCGGAACGGGCGGGGCACGGATGCGAGGTCGGTCACGTACCCGCGCTCGACGACGGGCCGGCCGGCGGTGTCGAGGAGGTCCTCGACGAGTTCGTACGCCTCGCCGGTTCCGTGCTGGAGGGGGCGGATCGGGGGGAGGGGGAGGCGGAACACGCGGGCTCCTCGGGTAACGGAACGTGACCCGCTCATAACAGCACGGAACCGGGGCGAGTACCCGGACATAATCTGCCCGGATTCTCGCCCCGGCCCGTCAACTACTGCCGGACGTGAGCCCGAACCCGCTCGACGACCTCCCGGAGCTTCGGACCCGGGCTCGTACCCGGAGGCAGGAGCCCACCGACCGCCTCCGCCAGCTCGACGAGCAGCGCGTACGCCTCGTCCCGCTCGCGGCGGAGCCGGTCCCGGTCCTCCCGCCCCTCCGCGTACGCCTGCCCGATCACGTCCCGGAACACGGGCAGCAGATGATCGGCGAGGCGCTCCGCCGCGCGGTCGGTGAGCCGGAGCGACGATCCGGGCATGAGGTCGAACCCGGCGAGGAGTTGGACGACCCGCCCCCGGACGGGGATCACGGTCCCTCCTCGTGCTGCCGGAACAGGCGGTCGGCGAGCGCGGCGATCCGTGCTGCCTCCTCGGGCGGGAGCCCCTCGACGACGACGCGGCGGACGACGCGGCCAGTCTCCGGGTCGGCAGTCCATCGGACGATCCGGAGCGCGTCGGGGATGCGGGCTCGGGTCGGGTCGTCCCGGTCCCTCCAGGCGAGGACGGCGCCGATCCCGAGGGCGAGCCACCCGGCGAGCCCGCCAAGGATTGCGAGGGCGTCGATCACGATTCCTCCCCCGCCTCGGCGAACGCGGCGCGGAGGTCGTCGAGGGGAACCTCGACGCATTCCATCGACACGTCGAGCGTGCCCGGGATGCGGCGGTACGTCGTCCGGCAGGGCGTGTCCGGTCCGCCGGCGAACAGGTCACGGAACGGGCGGACGCCCCGCTCGCGCCCGCGCTCCTCGACGGCGGCGACGACCTCGTCGGGGACGTTGATCGGGGCGCCGTACTTCCCGAGGGCGGTCAGGAGGGCGTCCAGCTCGTCGAGCCGGAGCAGGGGCTCCAGCCCGCACCCGGGCTCGTGCGCGCCGTAGTGCCCCTCCGGGCCGGTCCCGCATGTGTGCCGGTCGACCTCCAGGACGAGCCACTCGCCGTCGATCCGGAGGCGCTCCGCGACGGGACGGTCGACGCCGTTCGCGCGGAGGACCTCGGCGGGCCACCGGTCGCCCGGGTACACGCCGGACAGCGGGCCGGACGTGCGGACGCGGAGGCAGCTCCCCTCGGGGCACGGCGCGGAGCCGGCCGCGAGGGTCGACCCGTGGCAGTACCCGCCGTCGGGGCAGCGCCCCTCCCGGGCGGCGCGGCCGGCGGTCACGGCGCCGGCTCCGGGGCGGGCTCCGTCAGGATCAGCACCTGGAGGGCGCCGAGCTGCTCGTCGAGGGCGGCGGCCCACGCCAGCTCGGACGCGGCGGGCTGGAGGTTCCCCTCGTCGAGGTACTTCCGGGCCACCCGCACGCGTTCGTCGCGGAGGTTCGTCCGCTGCTCGATCAGGGCGTCCAGGCGGGCGCGGAGCCCGTCGTCGGCGGCGCGCTGCTCGCCCCTGCGTTCGGCGGCGGCGAGTGCCTCGGCGACGAGGACGGACAGGGCGGGACGGTGCGGGTCGAGGCGGTCCTGCCCGGCGAACTCCTGCGCGACGACGCGCCCCTCGTCGAGGTACCGGTCGGCGAGCCGGCGGGCGGGCTGCTCGGGCAGGCGGTCGACGATCCCCTCGGTGGAAAGCATCCCCACCCGTTCACGCGGGCCGGTCATCGGGACGCCTCCGCCTCGTCGAGCCACTGCGACAGGTAGTCGCGGAGCTGCCGAACGTCGTCCTCGTCGAGGATGAGCCCGGCCTGCCCCTGGTCCTCGTTCGTGACCTCGATCGCGACGCCGAGGTCCTCCTCGTCGGACCCGTCGGTCGCGACAAGCTGGAGGGCGGGCTCGCCGAGCACGAGATCGCGGCCGATCTGTAGGCGGGTCACTGCTCGTCCCACAGTTCGACCTCGGAGACCTCGACGCGCTCGCGGAGGAGGATGCCGTGCGCGAGGACGGACGCGGGGACCTGATCGGGGCGGTAGTGGAACGCCCACCGGCCCGGCCCGTACACCTCGACGGCGAGCTGTCGGACGATCGAGTCGAGGACGTGCTCGGCGACGGGGAGCGGGGCGTCGGGCGTCTCGTCGACGAACGCGACCTCGGTGTACGTGCCGCCGGCGATCCCGCCGAGGGGGTGCGTGATCGCCCACGCGTTCGCGTCGACGGCCTCGTTCGGGGCGTCGACGCGGCGGAGGGGGAGGACGAGGCGGATCGCGGCGGTCCCGATCGGCTCGGGACCGGCCGGGGTGTCGCGGAGGAGGTGGAGGGTGTGCGGGCGGAGACCGCCGGGGGCGGTAGGCGTGGGCGTCATGCGCGGGACTATACCCTCCCCCTAGTCTCCTCGGGAGGAGGGCGGGACGGCGCGCCCCGGAGGTCGCAGTCCGGGCAGGCGAGCCCCGTCCCGTAGGGGCGGAGGACCCGCTTCCGGCAGCACGAGCACACCGGCAGCGGGCGCTCCTCCGGGCTCACGCCCCCTGATCCTGCCGGAGGGAGGCTCGGAGTCGCGGCAGTCGCACGTCCAGCCCCCGAGCCCGGGGCAGTCCAGGACGTGCCCGGTCCGGCGGAGGGTGCGGAGCTGGAGGGCGGCGTCGACGACGATCCCGAGGGCGACGCTGGCGGCGAGCGGGCCGGCGACGAGAAGCAGGACGGCGAGCACGTCTAGCGCTGCCCCCGGTCCCACGCGGCGAGCCCGAGGCGGAGGAGGTGGCGGATCACCTGCGAGCGGGTCCACTCGTGCTCGGCGGCGATCCGGTCGATTCGGGCGAGGGCGGCGGGGGCGAGGCGGAGCCCGATCTGCTCGCGTCGTGCGTTGTCTGACACGTTCGACAGTGTCGCACGCTCCGCGCCTCCAGCGCGACGCCGGCCGCGACCATCACGACACCCGCGAGCCCGACGAGAATCCACAGGGCGACCCACAGACTGTGCACGAGGTCACTCCTCCTCGGGCAGGTCGACGAGCCGCTCGTACCGGTCGGCGTCCTCCGCGCACACGGGCAGGACCCGACCCGTGTCGCCGAGCGGGACGGCGGCGATCGCGGGCTGCCGGCAGTCCCCGCCCGGGTTCTCCCGCGACGACTCCCACCGGGGGGCGCGGCAGACGGTCACCGGTCGACGTGCCGGCGGATCAGGTCGAGCGCGGCGTACACGTCGTCCCGGTCGTCGGGGATCACCTCGACGCCGTACCCGTACTCCTCCAGGCAGGCGGCGGCGAGCGCGTTCAGGGCGTCGGCGACGGCCGGCGGGATCGAGCCCGTGTCGGGCAGGCGGACGAGGACGGTCGGGCCGGGCTCGACGGTCGCGAACTCGACCTCGGGGAACACGCGCCCGAGGGGGATCGGGGCGACCAGCTCGTCGAGGAGGGTGCGGGTCCGCTCGTCCAGCGGCGGCCGGCTCGACGAGGTCACCTCGACCGGCTCCGGCGCCATAGGACGGTGAGGGCGATCGTCGCGCGGCGGGCGCCCATCGGGGCGTACTCGGGCAAGCGGAGCCCGATCCCGCCGTACGAGAGGTCGTTCGCTCGGATGCGCCACGCCCTCGGCATGGTCGGCTCGACGGACACGGTCGCGACGTGGAACCGGCGTGGGCGCCGGCCGCGCGAGCAGGTCGCCCACGCGAGGTACCGCTGCCGGCGGCCGACGACGCCGACGCCGAGGGCGTGTCCGCACGAGGAGCGGAGCACGACGGGGCGGGGGCGCGGGGGCGGGTCGGCGACGCTCGCGGAGTAGACGTGCGGCAGGACCCACCGGGCGCGGGCGTGGGCGGGGGTGTTCGTCGAGGCGGTCACGGGACCTCGATCCCTTCGTCGAGGGCGTCGTCGAACGGGTCGGCGCCGGGCAGGTCGATTCCGACGGCGAGGAGCGCCTCGTTCACGGCGTCGTCGATGCGGCGTTCCGCTTCCTCCGTCGTCATCTGGACGCGGGTTACGCCGGCCCACCGTTCGGGGGCGGTGCGGGCGAGATAGTCCCGTGCTGCGCGCCAGTCCGTCGACCACGCGGAGCGCCACGCGGAGACGGCGGCGACCTCGGCGATCGCCTGCGCGCCCGTGACGGACTCCAACAACTCCAGGTAGGGCGCCTCGTCGGCGTCGAGGGTCCAGGTCGCGGGGGGCTCGTCGCTGCGGCACTGCGGGCAGGAGTCGAGGACGGCGTGCGCCTGGACGGGCTCGTCGCCTCGGGGGGCGGCGCCTACGGCGGAGGCTCGGTTCGCGCCGTCGCTGTCCCATTCGGCGAGCGCCTGCTCGTACCGGCGCTGCTCCTGCTCGTTCGCCTCGTCGACGCGGCGTACGTCGATGGTCCGGTCGAGGTCGCAGGAGGGGCAGTACAGGCGGTCATCGTCGTGTTCGCCTACGGCGGCGGCGGCCTCGCGTCCTCGGGCGAGCCATCCGGCGAGGGTGGACTGCCCGACGCCGGCGGCCTGCGCGGCGATCTTGATGTACGCGCCGGACTCGATCGCACTAACGATCGCGTCGTGAACCTCGCGGGTCAGGCGGAGCGGCCGGCCCGGTCGCCGCCGGGGCTGGGTTTCCGCCGGCAGGCTGAACGGGGGCTGCTGCGGCGGGCTCGCCGGCGGGGGAGTGTTCGAGAACGGGTGCAGGTTCGGTCGGGTCTCCGGTTCGTGTCGGTCGGTCGGTTCCATCGGTGCGGGTCTCCTCCAGGCGGGTGCGGACGCGGGCTGCTCGATCAGTGACGCGCTTCCCGGCGTCGGCGCCCTTCGCGGGTGACGGGCCGGCGAACTCGGCGAGGGCGAGGGCGAGGTCGCGGACGGCGGCGTACTCGACCGGGTCGACGGCGGCCGGCCGGTCGGCGAGGCTCGTCGCCGACCGTGGCCGGCGGACCGGGACGAGCCGACCTCGGGGGATCGGCAGCTCGTCGGGTACGTACGCGCGGATCGCGTCCGGGCCGGCGTCGACCCGCTCGACGTGGTGTTCGACGGTGTCGATCACGAGCACGTCGCCGGCGCGGAGCTGCTCGGCGGGGACCTCCAGGTCGACGAGGTCGTCGGGTGCGGTCATGGGCGGGACCTCCGTGCGCGGGTGCGGTGCTGCTCGACGTACCGGTCGTCGACGAGGACGGGGCGGGCGGGCAGGGACGAGGGGTGCGCGGCCCGTGCCCGGTCGAGGACGGCGGCCGGCGGGTCGAGGCGTTCGGCGAGGCGGGCCAGGAGGCGCGCCACGGACCGTCGGGCGGTCCGCCGGTAGGCGCGGACCCGGAGGCGCTGCCGGGCGCTCCAGGGCGGGCAGGGGGCGGGGAATGTCACGGCTCGTCGTGCCCGGTCGACGGGCAGGTGTCGCCGGCCGGTCCCCCGAGGTCCCATCCGGCGTTCACGGCGGAGTCGCGGGCGAGGTACAGCGGGTCGACGGCGTCGTCGTCGAGGTTCACGGGCAGGAACGCCCGGCAGGATTGCCCGGAGCGGAGCCGGTCGCACGAGACGAGGAGGACAGTGCTCACGCGAGGACCTCGGCGAGGCGGAGCGGCACGTCGCCCTCCAGCATGGCGCGGGCGACGCGGGTGTTCGTGTACCGCTCCAGGTGCAGGGCGACGAGGCGGCGGAGTTCGGCGTACCGGAGGAGGACGGCGTCATCGGGCCACGCGTCCGGGTGCGGCCGGCGAGGGTCCTCCTCGATCGGGCGCGGGGTCGTCTCCTCGCCGAGCCCCTCGGCGCGTTCGGCTCGGGCGCGCTCGCCGTCGAGGTGCCTCCGGAGGGTTTCCGTCGTCGCCCGCTGCTCGGCGAGGAGTTGCTCGGCGCGGTCGGCGCGTTCCGCCTCGCGGGAGGCGTCGTCGAGGAGCCCGGACAGGCGGGCCACCTCGGCGCGGAGGGCGTCGAGGTTCGCCTCGCACCCGTCGGCGTCGTGAGCCGGCGTCGGGCGCCCGGGCTCGGGGGCGTCCGGGTCGATCTGTGCGACGACGGCGCGCGGGTCCGTGAGGGTCGCGGCGGCGATCGCGACGCCGAGCGGTCCGTACGTGTCGCCGAGCCGACGGAGGTCGACGAGCAGGTCCTCGGCGAACCGGTCCTCGGCGTCGTCGAGCTGCTCGCGGACGAGGTCGCCGGGCAGGGGGACGCCGTCGATCCGGTCGCCGTTCCCGTCGCCCGGGTCGCGGGTGAGAACCGGCAGGCGGTCGAGCGCCTCGGGCGTGAGGATCCACCCGGCGATCCCGCGCCCGCCGTCGAGGGAGCCGAGGACCTCCGAGGGGAGTGGCGCCGGCCGGTCCCCGGCCCGGATCGCGAGGTCGTCGTTATCCCGGTCCGGATGCCCGGCGGAGGACGGGAGCGGGCGGCTCCCGAGGCGCGGGGGGGCGCCGTGCGCCCACAGGTGGAACCGGGTCACGGCGGCGCGCTCGTCGGGCAGCCACCCGTCCGGGTTCGTCCGCCCATCCCGGAGCAGGTCGAGCACGAGCCGGCCCTCCGTTCTGCTCGGGCGCTCTCCGCGTCGTGCGGGCATCGGGGCTCCTGTCGGCGTGGGACCTATACGGGGGGACAGTCTAGGGGGGATCAGGTGAGACCTCGACCGGTTCACCGGGGGGGAGGACCGGCAGGAACGGACCGTCGCCGTCGACGAGAAGGAGCTGCACCTCCTCGGGGAACGCGGCCGGTCGGTGGAGCGCCCGGAGGTACCCCTCGTACTCGCGGGTCCGCACATACCACCCGAGGTGTTCGTCGGTGAGGTCCCCCGCCCGGAACGTGTCGTCCACGCCCCGAGCCTCCCCGAGGCGCGCCCGCCGCGCCGCGCCGGGCCGGGCACGGTCCGGTCACAGGCGGCCGGCGGCCTCGTCCTGCCGGGCCTCGCGGTGAATCTTGAGGATCGTCTGCTCCGTCGAGCCGGCGGCCTCGGCGATCTGCCGGAACAGGACCCGGCGGCGGCGGAGGTCCAGCACGAGGCGTTTCCGTTCGGTGGACAGCTCGGCGACGCGGTCCTGCGCCTCGTGGATCGCGCCGGTCGTGGACCGCATGAGGGCGAGCTGCTCGTCGGTCTCCTCGTCGCCTGTGAGCGGCAGCGGCGGCAGCTCGGGCGCGGACTCGGGGTCGGTGGACACGGGCAGGGGCTCCTCGATCGCGGCGACGCTCACGCCCCGCAACCTATCCGGGGGGGCAGGTTCGGCGCGGAGAGTTGCGGCGGTCACGACGGGAGCCCGAGCTGCTCGGCGTACCGCTGCTCACCGGTGCGGAGGTACCCGTCGAGGTCGCGGCCACGGATCACGGAGTCCGGGTCGCCGGCCTTCGCCTGCCAGTACACGGGCGCCCCGTCGTACTCGATCGCGTCGACGACGAGGGCGCCGGCCTGCCCGGTGAGGACGACGGCGTCGACGTACTCGACGGGCGTCCCGGTGCGGAGGATGCCTCGGGAGGAGTTCTCCCGGTCCACCTGATCGGCGAACGCCTGCGCGAGCGAGGCAAGCAACTCGGCATCCTCGCGGCGGTCGGCGTCGAGGAAGGCGACCTCGCGACGGTGAATGAGGGCGTCGAACTCCAGGCGGGCGCGGGCTCGGGCGAGCGGCTCCGGGCGGGGCTCGGGGGCGGGCATGAGGGGCACGGTTCGGTCTCCTGTCGGCGCGGGACGGGGCGTCGGGCGAGCACGGGGAACTCGCCCGACGCCCCACGAACTATACCCTCCCCCTACTCCGTGAGGGGGCGGCGGCGGTCCGGCCCGTCGAGGGAGACGACCATCCCGAGACCGTTCAGCCGGGACGCGATCCGGTCGCCGAGGTTCGCGCGGATCGCGTCGCCGGTCGCGTTCGTCGTGACGATCGTCGGCAGGCTCCGGGCGTACCGGGCGTCGATCACCCGGTACAGGACCTCGGAGGTCCAGTCCGTCGACCGCTCGGCGGCGAGGTCGTCGAGCAGCAGCAGCCGAGCGGACTCGACCGCCTCCAGGGTCTCGACCGGGGCGCGGCCGGGCCGGAGCCCGTCGAGGAGGGCGGGCACGGCGACGGCGACCGCCGGCAGCAGCCCGCGCTCGGCGACGAGCCACCGGTACGCGGCGACCGCCTCGTACGTCTTGCCCGTCCCGACCGGTCCCCGGATCACGAACCCGCCGAGCTGCCCGCGCCCGAGGGCGATCGCGGCGCGGGCGGTCGCCGTCCCGGACACGGGCCGGTCGAGGGGGAACACGGCACGGGAGAACCGGCGGTCGAGCCGGTCGAGGGTCGCGGCGATCGCCCGCTGCCGGCGGACCTCGTCGATCCGTCGCTGCCGGGCGGTGCGCTGCTGCTCCGCCTCGCGGCGCTTGGGGCGAGACCGCTCGGCGATCGCGAGGACCCGGGCCTCCCAATCGACCGGCTCGACCGGGTCGGAGTGGTCGGCGCGGGCGGCATCGGCGGCGAGGAGGGCGCGGTCCTCCTCGGACAGCTCGGGGGCGGGGCTGGAGGCGTGGGACTCGGTCACGGGGCTAGAACGCTCCTCGATAGGCGTCGGGGTCGGTCGGGTCACGGTAGGGGCCGACAGGCGGGCGGTGCCCGTTCCCGGCGGCGAGACGCGGATCGGCGAGCAGCGGCCCGAGGGTCGAGTTCGACACGGGCCGGCCGCGCGTCCGGAGGTGCCCGAGGGCGGCGCGGACCTGCTGCTCGGCGTGCCCGGCGGCGAGGGCGCCGTCGACGATCTTCCGGACGGCGAGGAACGACCTCGACCCGCCGAGCTTCCCGGTCGCCTCGTAATGCTCGGTCGCGAGCTGCTGCGCGAGCTTCGCGCGGAGCCTCGCGTCCTCGTCGCCGTCGACGGCGCGGAGGTGTCGCCCGTCCTCGGCGCCCTGCTCCGTAGGAGCAGGAGTGTTCTTCTCCCCCTGTTCTTCTATGTGTTGGCTGGACCGTGCACGGTCCGACCGTGTCGGTTCGACCGTGCGCGGTTCCACCGTGTCGGTAGATCGTGCATCGTCGAGCGTGAGCTGTGTCGGGTTTTCCGGCAGGGGGGGCGCGGTGTTCGTACACGAGGTCACGACATAGTCGTTCTCCCCGAACCGGCCGGCGGAGCGCCCCTGCTCGACGCCGAGGAAGTACCCGCGCTCGACGAGCTTCGCGTTCCACGCGGATACGGTGGACCGGTTCACGCCGAGGTCGCGGGCGGCCTGCGAGGTCGAGCACTTGTAACCGGCGGCGTGGGACAGCAGGTAGCAGAGGTATGCCTTCGGCGCCGGGTCGAGGTTCGGGTCCCGGAGCCACGCGTTCGGGACCTTCGTGTACCGGTCCTCGGGGTATTCGGGGCGGATCACGGCCACGGGGGACGCCCCCCGGGTTGTGACGTACAGGTGTTCGGTAGCATGGGCTCCTCGCGAGTCGCATTAGGCGTGGGACGAGCGAACCCTCCGGCCCGGTCCTCCCCCTCGGGGTGAGTTGACCGGGCCGGAGGTGTGTAGGGGGGGACGCTACGCCCGGGCGATTGAGGCGAGCAGGTCGGGCTCGCCGGCCGCGCGTTGCGTCAGGACCCATACCGTGTGCTCGCGCCCGTAGTGCTCGCGGGTGACGACCTTCCCCTCGCTGTCGGTCGCGGGCTGGAGCCACCCGCCGTCGACCAGCTCGACGCGGCGCGGCCGGACGGAGTTGTCCCGGAGCCCGGTCGCGTGCGCGATCTGGAGGTCGGTCAACCCGACGACCTTCGGGTCGCGGGCGACGGCGGCGACGGCGTCGAGGACCTTCCGCCGGTTCCGGCCGGACGCGGGGAGCGCCTGGAGGGCGGCGAGCTTCGCCGTCGCGCGCCCGTCCTGCCGGGCGAGACCGGCTCCGGAGGCTCCCGGGGATACCCGAGCCACCCCTCGCCCGGTCGGCGTGCTCCTAGAGGCGTTCAGGGCGTCGACGCGGGCGACGAACCGCGCCCGCTCCGCGAGGACCTCCGAGGCGGGCGCGGCCTGGAGGGCGAGGGTCACGGCGGCGCCGGCGAACCGGAGCGCGGCCTGCTCGGCGTCGAGGTGCGCGTACCCGTCCTCCTC